AAGCAGTAAAGAAAAATGGTACGATTATATAGATGAAGAATTCAAAAGAAGGGAAGAAGGATTCTGGTTCACAAATAATGGTAAACCAACCTGGATAACAGGTACGCAGTACATGTACTTGCAATGGAGTAAAATTGATGTGGGTGCTCCAGACTTTAGAGAAGCAAACAGATTATTTTATATATTCTGGGAAGCTTGCAAAGCAGATAAAAGATGTTACGGAATGTGCTACCTTAAAAATAGACGTTCTGGATTTTCTTTTATGTCATCAGCAGAAACAGTTAATTTAGCTACTCTTGCAAGTGATAGTAGATATGGAATATTATCTAAAACAGGAGCTGATGCTAAAAAAATGTTTACCGACAAAGTTGTCCCTATATCAATTAATTACCCTTTCTTTTTTAAACCTGTACAAGATGGTATGGATCGCCCTAAATCCGAACTTGCTTATCGTGTACCTGCTAGCAAGTTTACAAGAAAAAAGATTACAGCTAATGAAAAGCTGGAAGACATACAAGGATTAGATACGACGATTGACTGGAAGAATACTGGGGATAATAGTTATGATGGTGAAAAACTAAACCTATTAGTACATGATGAGTCAGGTAAATGGGAAAGACCCGATAATATTTTAAATAACTGGAGGGTTACAAAAACATGTTTACGATTAGGTAGCAGGATTATTGGTAAATGTATGATGGGCTCAACTTCAAATGCTTTAGACAAAGGTGGAGAAAACTTTAAAAAATTATACAATGCCTCAGATGTCACGAAACGAAATAGAAATGGTCAGACAAAGTCTGGCTTATACTCTTTGTTTATCCCAATGGAATGGAACTATGAAGGATTTATTGATGAGTATGGAGTTCCAGTCTTTACTACTCCTGATATCGATAGACTCGCACCAGACGGTGAATTAATAGATGTAGGTGTAATAGATAACTGGCAAAATGAAGTAGATGGTCTAAAAGATGATCACGACGGTTTAAATGAATTTTACCGTCAATTTCCAAGAACTACAGAACATGCGTTCAGAGACGAGGCAAAAGGAAGTATATTTAACTTAGTTAAAATATACGAGCAGATAGATTACAACGAAGAGCTATCTAGAACCTTAGGGGTTACAACAGGTAATTTTCAATGGGTCAATGGAATTAAAGATTCTCAGGTTATATTTTACCCAGACCCAAAAGGAAGATTCAAAGTTAGTTGGGTTCCGCCTTCTGGAATACAAAACAAGGTGATACTTAAAAATGGTATCAAATATCCCGGTAACGAACACATGGGAGCCTTTGGTTGTGATAGTTACGATATATCAGGAACAGTGGATGGGGTTGGATCAAAAGGAGCTTTACACGGCTTAACTAGATTTAGCATGGAAGATGCTCCGGCAAACAGTTTCTTTTTAGAATACTTATCAAGACCACCAACAGCCGAGATGTTCTTTGAAGACGTTCTAATGGCTTTAGTATTTTACGGGATGCCTATACTTGCGGAGAACAATAAACCTCGTCTCTTGTATTATCTGAGACGTAGAGGGTATAGAGGGTTTAGCATGAATAGACCAGATAAAGTTTGGAACAAACTATCTGTTGCAGAAAAAGAAGTAGGTGGTATACCCAACTCTTCAGAAGATATTAAACAAGCTCATGCCGCGGCAATCGAGATGTATATACAAGATCACGTTGGCATACAACAAGACGGTTCTCATGGTGATTTATATTTCAATGAATTACTGAGCGACTGGGCTAGGTTTGATATAAACAAAAGAACAAAGCATGATGCATCTATAAGTTCTGGTTTAGCTATCATGGCTAATAATAGACATTTATACGCGCCAAACGCTAAGGTTGAAAAACAACCACTAAATATAAATATTTCCAAGTATAGTAATACTGGAAGCAATTCACAAATAATCAAATAATAAATATGGCAGAGTCTGGCATGAAAAATTATTTCCCGAGTCAAACAGTTAGTGATGCTGAAAAGCTAAGCTATGATTATGGTTTGAAAGTAGGTAAAGCAATAGAGCAGGAGTGGTTTAACAATGATAGGGGTTCTAATAGGCATAGGGCTAATCATAATGATTTTCATAATTTAAGATTGTACGCTAGAGGCGAGCAGTCTATACAAAAATATAAGGATGAGTTATCTATAAATGGTGATTTGTCCTATTTAAACTTAGACTGGAAACCAGTACCAATTATATCTAAGTTTGTTGATATAGTTGTTAATGGAATGTCTGACAGATTATATGATATAAAAGCTTACTCGCAAGATCCCTTTGGTTTAAAAGAGAGAACGGAATACGGTAGAGCTATAATGTCTGATATCAAGATGAAAGGTTTTAACGAATTTGCAGCTCAATTTGGGATGGATTTGACGGAGAGTAATATTGACACGTTACCAGAGACAGTTGAAGAAGGAGAGCTCTATATGCAGTTGACCTACAAGCAAGCTGTAGAAATCGCTGAAGAACAAGCATTAAATGTTTTGTTTGATGGTAATAATTATGACTTAATAAAAAAGAGGTTTTACTATGATTTAACGGTTTTGGGGATGGGTGCTGTAAAAACTTCATTTAATACTTCTGAAGGTGTTGTTATAGATTACGTTGATCCAGCTAACTTAGTCTACTCTCATACTGACTCTCCTTATTTTGATGATATTTATTATGTTGGTGAAGTAAAGACTATTCCTGTAAACGAACTAGCAAAACAATTTCCTCATTTATCAGAAGATGATCTTGAGGATGTAATGAAGAACAAATCTTACAATAGATCTAATTACAACTCTAGGCATAACCACGACAAAGAAGACAATAACACTATTCAAGTTTTATATTTTAACTACAAAACCTATATGAATGAGGTTTACAAAGTTAAACAAATGGCAACTGGAGCTGAAAAAATTATACCTAAAGACGATTCGTTTAACCCGCCAGAAGAAAAAGAAGGGGTATACAGTAGAATGTTAAGATCAATAGAATGTCTATATGAGGGAGCTATGATTTTAGGTACGGAAAAACTACTCAAATGGGAAATGGCAAGCAACATGATGCGTCCTAAAAGTGATTTTACCAAAGTTAAAATGAACTACGCTATTGTTGCTCCTAGAATGTATAACGGTAAAATTGATTCACTAGTAAAGCGTATAACAGGTTTTGCTGACATGATTCAGTTGACACATTTAAAGCTTCAACAAGTGATGTCAAGAATGGTTCCTGATGGTGTTTATTTAGATGCTGATGGTTTAGCTGAGGTAGATTTAGGTAATGGAACAAACTATAACCCACAAGAAGCTCTAAATATGTTCTTCCAGACAGGATCTGTGATAGGGAGGAGCTTCACGTCGGAGGGTGATATGAATCCAGGAAAAATACCTATTCAAGAAATTACGTCTGGTTCTGGTGGAAATAAAATGCAAGCTCTTATAGGTAACTACAATTATTACCTACAAATGATAAGAGATGTGACCGGTCTTAACGAGGCTAGAGATGGTAGTACTCCGGATGCGAACGCTTTGGTTGGGGTTCAAAAGCTAGCTGCAGCAAATTCTAATACAGCTACTAAACACATACTACAAGCTGGATTATTCTTAACCGCTGAAACAGCGGAATGTTTATCCCTTAGAATATCTGATATTATAGAATATTCTCCAACTAAAGATGCTTTTATACAAGCTATAGGCACGCACAATGTAGCGACATTAGAGGAAATAAAGAGCTTACATTTATATGATTTCGGTATATTTATTGACTTAACACCTGATGAAGAAGAAAAGGCTAAGTTAGAGAATAATATTCAAATGGCTTTACAGCAAAAACTTATAAATCTTGAAGACGCAATAGATCTTAGAGAGATTAAGAATATAAAGCTAGCAAACCAACTATTAAAGATAAGGAGAAGTAAGAAAGAAGAGAGAGACAGGGAGATGCAACTAGAAAACATAGAAGCCCAAACACAATCTAACACTCAAGCTGCTCAAGCAGCTGCTCAAGCTGAGATACAAAAAAACAAAGCTATGCTTGACAATCAGAGTGAACTAGAGCAACTAAAAGCTCAAATCGCGTCTCAAAAAATGCAACATGAAATGGAACTCAAAAAAGAGTTAATGGCTCTAGAGTTCCAATACAACATGCAATTAAAAGGAGTTGAGGTTGATGGTGTTAAAAACAGAGAAAAGCAGAAAGAAGATAGAAAAGACGAAAGAACAAAAATACAAGCCACTCAACAAAGTGAGCTTATAGATCAAAGAAACAATCAAAAACCACCTAAAAACTTTGAGTCATCAGGTAATGATATACTAAGTGGAGGTTTTGATTTAGGTTCTTTTGATCCTAGTTAGAATTTATTAATTATTATTATATTATATCATGGCAGAAAAAGAAGAGCCAATCGCTAATAGCGAAACTGGCAAAATTAAAGTAAAAGCAAAAGAAGCAAAACAACCAGATGGTAACGAAACAAAAGGTAACGTTACTAAGGTTGCGGCGAAAATGAAGAAACCAACTGAAACTGTTGAGCCAACAGTTACGAAGGTTGATTTAAACAATACACCAGAAGAAAAACCAGTTGAAGAGGTTAAACCTGAAGCTGAGGTACAAGAGGTGGAGAAGCAAGAAACACCCGCTTTAGAGGATATTACCAATGAAGTTGCAGAGCAACCAGAAGAAATAGTTGCCGAAGCTATAGAGGAATCAATAGGAACCGGCGAACCGTTGCCAGAGAATATCCAAAAGTTAATGGAATTCATGGATGATACTGGTGGGGATTTAAATGACTATGTTAAGCTTAATCAAGATTATAGTAAAATGGATAATCAAGATTTACTATATGAATACTATAAGCAAACAAAACCTCATTTAAACAACGAAGAAATTAACTTCCTTATGGAAGACAACTTCTCATTCGACGAAGATATAGACGACGACAGAGAAATACGAAGAAAAAAATTAGCGCTTAAAGAGCAAGTTGCCAGCGCTAAAAGCCACTTAGACGGGCAAAAGTCTAAATACTATGACGAGATCAAAGCTGGAAGCAAACTTACGGGCGAGCAACAAAAGGCAATTGATTTCTTTAATAGATACAACAAAGAGTCAGAAGCAACTCAAAAAACAGTTAAAACGAACTCTGATATTTTTACACAGAAAACAAATAACGTTTTCAACGACAAGTTCAAAGGTTTTGAATATAACGTCGGTGACAAGAAATACAGGTTTAATGTAAATAATGCTGAAGAAATTAGAGACACTCAGAGCGATATAGGCAATTTCACTAAAAAGTTTTTAGACGAAAATTCTGCTTTAAAAGATGCTGAAGGTTATCATAAATCTCTATATACAGCAATGAATGCAGACGCTGTTGCGAAACACTTTTACGAACAAGGAAAAGCAGATGCTATGAAAAATAGTATTGCTAAAGCCAAAAACGTGGATATGAACCCAAGACAAAGTCATGGAAGAATTGAAGCAGATGGTATGACAGTAAAAGTATTAGGTGATAGTTCTTCTGATTTTAAGTTTAAAATTAGAAACAAAAATAAATAAAAATTTAAAATTTAAAAATTATGGCAATATCAAACCCTGGTGGTTTGTTAAATAGTACACCTGCTCATAGACAGCAAACACTATCAACAAACTACCTAGACTTTACGTCCGGCAACAATGACTGGGCGCAACAATATTTACCAGATCTTATGGAAAAAGAAGCTGAAGTTTTCGGACCGAGAACTATTTCAGGTTTCTTATCACAAGTAGGAGCTGAAGAAGCGATGTCTGCTGACCAAGTTGTTTGGTCTGAGCAAGGTCGTTTACATTTATCTTACACTGCAACAATGACTGACAATAACGGTAACGTTGCTGGTTCGACTAATGTTGGGAAAATTACTATTACTGATCATATTGATACTGGAGCTACTTATACTGCAGGGTCTCATGGAATTAGAGTTAATGACACTGTTATTATATCTAACCCAGAAGCAGTTATCAAAGCTTTAGTAACTGGAATTTCAGCTGATGTTGTAGAATGTACTCCTTATGGAGCTGCTGACTGTTCTGCAATTACAGATGCAAAAACTGATTTAGTTGTATTAGTTTATGGTTCTGAATATGCAAAAGGAAAAAGCTATCTTACTGACGCTTTAGCTGAGACAGAATCAAGAGGTGCTAACGAACCACAATTCAAGTCTTACACTAACAAACCAATTATAATGAAAGACTACTACGAAGTATCAGGTTCTGATACAGCTAGAATCGGTTGGGTTGAAGTAGCTGCTGAAGATGGTCAAGCTGGTTACTTATGGTACTTAAAAGCTGAAGCTGATACAAGAGCTCGTTTCAATGATTACGTTGAGATGGCTATGCTAGAAGGTGAGCTTAGTGTACATGGTACAGATGTAGTTGACGATTTCTTGAATAGTAACGGTGATGCTGTTGGTACTCAAGGTTTATTCGCTGCTATTGAATCAAGAGGTAATATTACTACTGGTGTTACTGGTGTTAATGCTGCTACTGATTTAGCTGAATTTGACGCTATCTTAGCTGAGTTTGACAAGCAAGGTGCTATTGAAGAAAACATGATGTTTGTAAACAGAGCTACTTCGTTAGCAATGGATGACATGTTAGCTTCT